ACTCATTAGGACCTAATGCATTACTAGGCACATCAGGCGTAAATGACATTGAAGTAAAAGGGGTTCGTAAAGGTGTGTACATAAGAATCTATTGTATTTAAAAAGTGATAGATCCACTAGCAGTGAACTTGTAGACCCTAAACCCACCAGCCACAGTAATTGTTGGTGAACCTGTTGTGCTTGTTGCGGCTATGAACGTGTCTGGATAGCGGAGGATTACGATACCGCTACCGCCAGCACCGCCATTTGATCCTGTATTACCTGAACCACCACCACCACCACCTGTATTGGTAGTTCCAGATGTTCCTGTGCCTGTTACGTTAGCCGTTCCGCCACCACCAACGCCTCCAACCCCTGCCGTTGATCCACCCCCGTTATATGAACATCCACCCCCGCCCCCAGCATAAGCCGTGACTGTTCCGCTAATTGAAGATGCAATGCCTGCACCCCCATTTCCGCCGGAAGCAGTTGTTGATGAAGATGAAGACGCAAGTCCTACTGTACCCGCACCACCGCCACCACCAGCGGGATAACTTTGTCCTAGCCCACCAGCATTGCCTTGCCCAGAAGTTCCTGATCCCGCAATTTTTCCAATACTGCCTTCTCCATTACCACCGCCAGAACCACCGTTTCCAGCGGGGGAACTACGGGTTGCCGCCCCATATCCACCACCTAAAGCAACAATACGACCTGTAAAAGCGCCTGAAGTTGTGGAATCAAATACTGAGTTATTGCCGTTTACGCCTCCGCTACCCGTAGACCCACCAGCGCCACCACCGCCAACAGTTACAAAATAAGATGTGCCAGAGGTTATGCCAGCGTATCCAGCAAGCAAGCCACCCGCACCGCCACCGCCGCCACCATTAGAAACCGAACCGTCACCGTTTCCCGCACCACCCCCGCCAGCAACAATCAAATATTCAACATTCTGCGGAGGCAGTCCTGTCCAGTTGTTATCCTTAATGGCTTGGCTTGCCTGTGACAAGGTATATATGCCGCTATATTGAGCCACGTTAGACTCCTTGAGTTACTTCAACCCATGACAATGTTGGCTCATCCCATTTGTACATCTTGCCATCTGTCGGCATAGGTGTAGGGGCTTCCCACAAATATGTCTCAGCACTTTTAGTCCAAGATGCAAATGGTTGTGGAGGGGCAAAGCCAGTGCCATCCCATGTGTAACCAATGCCAGCATAGTTCTTATGCAATGGGCGACCTTCTGGATGTTGGTTGCCTTGCGTGTTATAGGATGTTTGCACCCATTCAGTAGGGTCGCCCCAATGTCCTGTTGCAAGTGTTTCAGCATCGATAACAATTACTTGGTCAACAATGCCGTTAGTGATATGTGCGTAATGTGCCATGATTTTCCTTTTAAAAAGTTACAGTTCCTGATGATGTCCAAGTGTAAATTTGGTAGCCATCAGCGTATGAAATTTGAGGGGTATTTGCGCCACCAAATGATGCGGGAGGGCTTTGTGTTGCAGGGTAGCGAATGATTACGATGCCAGAGCCACCATTTGCACCGTCTAAATTATTTCCACCGCCACCACCACCACCTGTATTGGCAGTGCCAGATGTAGCATTATTGACAGTTAGTCCATTATTTGCACCATTGCCGCCACCGGCAACACCTAAAGCAGGTTGAAATGGGCCAAAATTTCCATAACTAGCGCCACCACCACCGCCAGCATAAAAAACTCTTGTGCCTGTAATAGATGAAACTTGCCCTGTGCCACCGCCACCACCACCAGACCCAATTCCTGATGCTTGAGGATTTAAGCCTACTGAGCCAGCGCCGCCACCGCCAGAACCACCACCACCAGAACTTGTACCAGAACCACCATTAAATCCTTGTCCAGATGGAGACGCAGAGCCAGCCGCACCAGCACTACCGCCGCCACCCCCAGAGCCACCGCTACCGCCTGTTACCCCATAATTACTCCCATAACCACCACCAGTAGCAGTAATAGAATTAAACACAGAACTAACGCCAGTTCCTCCATTACCCGCAGATGTTGCGCCAGTACCGCCCGCGCCTACCGTAATAGTTAATGCAGAACCAGTAGTTACAGCAAAACCTGTTGCGGTTAAAAGACCACCACCACCTCCACCTCCGGCTCCTTGTACACCACTATCTTTTCCACCACCACCTCCACCAGCAACCACTAAATATTCAACAGTCGTAGGCGCACCAGATAAAGGGTTAAATGTTGCCGAGATATATCCCCCAAGGTTAGCCGCCATGAGTAACCTCTTTTCTTTTATTAAATGCAATACGCATTTTTTCTTTGTACTCAGGGTCAGCCCACAAAGCCTTCATTGCTTCAGATTGTTTTTTGTACCCTGCTTCACTAGAACGATTGTTTCTAGCAATACGCATATTTTCTTTTCCTTCATCAGAAACTTTAATTCCAATATGACCTGCAATCATTCGTTCTATTGCTTCTTTTGACCGCTTTTTACCAGTTGTTGCTTGCCTGCGTTTTTCAATGGTTTCTGCGCTCTGTTTTTTGCCTGTCAAACTAGCACTAATTTTTGCTCGTTGTTCTAGTGGTATTGGTCTACCAGTAAACAATTTGCTCATGTATTCGCCAAAAGCGGCTGGCTTTTTCTTGCCATACATATGATGGTCTTCACCAAAGAACCCTGCAAAACCTTCACCACCAGCAGTTATGTTGTAACCTTTTGGTGTTCTGGTTTCAAGTGCTTCAATAGCTTTTATTTCTAAATCAAAGCAGTATTCCATTGTGCTTTGAACCAGCACCTCTAAGCCAAACTTATCTGAGCCATATTTTTGAATAGCATTGCCAAGCAGTGATTTTCTGTTTGTAGATGGCTTAGTGCAATGTTTCTTAAAACGCTTGGCAGGATGCTTGGATACGCCAATGTATTGCATACCATTCACGCTGTTTGTGATTCTGTATAAATACCCAACAGTTTCAGCATTGGGATTCATAGTGTGATACTTCCGCTAGTCAAGAATGTGTAAATTGTGTAGCCGTTAGCAGTTGTCTTTGTGCCGTTTGTTACGCTTGCAGCATCAGCAAATGTGCTTGGGTAGCGAATGATGACAATGCCAGAGCCACCAGCGGCTACTGTCCCTGCGCTATCACCACCGCCACCACCACCACCACCTGTGTTAGTAGCCCCTGCAACTGGTGCTGAAACAGTACCATGACCATTACCACCACCACCAACACCCCCTGCGCCACCAGCGACAGTGTTTTGACTTGCACCACCACCGCCTCCAGCGTAAGTAACAACTGAGCCTGAAATTGCAGACGCTATTCCCGCACCGCCATTGCCCCCGTAATTGCCAGAACTATTTAAACCAACAGTTCCCGCACCGCCTCCGCCTCCAGCACCATTTGGTGATGATTTGGTTTCAAAGCCACCTTTGTTACCTTGTCCTACTATTCCATTTCCAGAAAGACCAGCAGTTCCTGATTGAGAACCGCCCCCACCTGAACCCCCAGAACTAAAATTATCGCTTCCATATCCTGAACCACCACCACCACCATTAGCAGTTATTGAGCCAAAAACAGAGTTTTGCCCAGAAACACCACCCGCAAAAAAACTAGCACCGCCAGCACCGCCAGCACCAACAGTAGCAGTAATAGATGAGCCAATAGCAACGGGCAATATTCCTGTTAACAAACCACCAGCACCACCGCCCCCTGCTTCTCCTATGCGGTCATTTCCACCACCGCCACCACCCGCAACAACAAGGTACTCAACCCAACCAGTTTTCTGTGGGCCTGTCCATGCCTTTTGTGCAAGTGCTTGGTTAACTTGTTTAAGAGTAAATAATCCTGTAGCCATATCTACCCTTAGAAAGTAATCGTGCCAGAGGCAACGAATCTGTACACACGCCAAAAGCCTGTGACATAAGTTTCTGGTGAGCCTGTTGTTGATGTAGCAGGGGCTAAGTAAGATGGGTAGCGGATGACTACGATGCCAGAACCGCCAGCAGAACCATTTGCAGCACCAACACCAGTTGTGCCAGCACCAGAGCCACCACCACCACCGCCAGTATTTGCTAAACCAGATGTTCCTAAAAATGGTGATACACCAGAACCGCCATTGCCACCACCGCCAGAGCCTAGAGTGAAATAAGTATTTCCATTCCAACTTCCACCGCCACCACCGCCAGCGTATTGAATTGCATTTCCTGAAATGCTAGAAGTTGTACCAGTACCAGCGCACCCGCCATTAGTACCAACAGAAGATGCAACACCAACAGAGCCAGAGCCTCCACCGCCTCCACCAGCACCTGTTGCGTTTGCGCCTACACCACCAGCAAACCCTTGTCCTGATGTTCCTGTTCCAGCACCAACATAAGGAGTGTTTCCACCGCCACCACCGCCAGAACCGCCATTTCCACCAGCAACATAAGATGATGAATTGTAAGAAGCACCTTTTCCACCACCACTTGCTGTAATGCTAGAAAAAACTGAATTTGAACCTACTGTTGGCGCAGAACCACCAAATATGCCGCCAGTTCCACCAGCACCAATTGTTACTGTGTATGAAGTGCCAATTGTTACTGACAAACCAGTTGCAGTTAACAAACCACCAGCACCGCCACCACCGCCAGCACCACCATTTAGGTTTCCATTACCGCCACCACCCCCGCCAGCCACGACAAGGTATTCCACCGCTGTGACAGGGTAGTTAATGCCGTTAAGCCCAGCAGAAACAATGTTTCCTACATATCGCATCGACATAGGATGCTCCTAATTAGGCGGGACCAGTAATGGCTTCGTATGAAGCAGTCAATTCAATAGCGTTTGTTGTTCCAGAAGTAACCACAATAGATTGAGCATCACCTAAATAAAACGCTGTAGTTTTATCAACAATAATTAATGAAGCATTTGGTGGAACACTAATTTGGTAGGCAATTCTGTAAGCAGTACCACCACCACCTGTTGCACTGTTAATTGACACAGTAATGTTTGCTGCACTTGATGTCACATTAGACGCAACAATGTTGTCAATCTTGTTAACAGTCAAAGACGCAGGAGTTAATGCAGTCCAAGTGGTTGCAGTTGTACCAGTAGGCACAAGGTAGGAAGTGTTGCCATAAATACTTGTTACGCCAACAATATTAGGATTTGCCATGTCAGTTCCTTAAAAGCCAAAAATAAGTGCCATCGCAATGGCTTTACCAGTTGTAATACCACTTGCAGCAGGTGCTTGAGATACCCACGTTCCACCAGATGATGTCAACACATTGCCATTTGTGCTAGGCGCAACTACTTGAACAGCACTTGTACCATTACCTAAAATGACGTTGTTAGCAGTCAGGGATGTTGAGCCTGTACCGCCATTGGCAACAGGCAAAGTACCATTAACACCAACAGTTAACGAAACAGTATTCTTTTCCCATAAACTTGTTGCGCTATTCCAAACAATAGTCTGACCAGTGGTTGGAGATTGAGCAGACACATTATGGAGTTCATCAAGCTCATATCCATTTTGCACACTGACAATCAATTTACCTTGTGTTGGGTGGGCGTGGGCAACAATTGCCATGTATACCAAATGTTGTGGCGCATAAGGCTTGGTGGCCGTCAAAGTTCCTGCTGTGGTTGGACTTAAATAAAGTTGCGTTCCATCGGTATAAGCTGATGTATCAAGATTAGAAACTAAACCAGTTATGGTAACAAAACCATTAGCATTGTTTGCTATGTCTGCTGTTATTAAACCTAAAGTTTGTGCTGATGTTGCATCACTTGTAGCTAACGCTTTAGAAACAGTTGGTATTTGACCTGTAGCACCAGAAATATAAACTGCTGTACCTTTAGTAAGGGTTGCACCAGTGGTGTTTCTTATTTGTTCAACTAATACAGATGCAGGAGAAGTTTGTGATACAGCAAGATCAACAGAACTACCAACTTGCGTAACAATGATAGATGCATCAGCAGAAGCAATAGAGCCAATTGCACCAAGACTTGTTAAAGCACCACCAGCAGTTGTTGCACCCGTACCGCCATTAGCAACAGGAAGTGCCGTACCACTGTAAGACAAGGCCAATGTGCCACTTCCAGTAACAGGGCTTCCGCTAACAGTAAACACAGCAGGTGCGCTTAAACCAACAGAAGTTACAGTTCCTGATCCACTACCATTAGCACCTTTTTCTGCCAACACATTCCAAAACGATGCATTAGGAGGTGCTTGGTTAGTATTACTTGCAATAGCGTAGTAAGAACTGCCGTTGTATGCAACCGCATCACGAATGGCGTATGTTGTTCCACTGTTCCATGTGCCTAGCCAGTTAATGCCAGGTACGCCCTGTGCGCCCGTAGCGCCTGTGGCTCCAGTTGCGCCAGTAGCACCAGTATCGCCTCGTGGAATAGTAAAGTTAAACACTGCCGCAGAAGATGTTCCTGCATTAACAACAGATGCTGAAGTACCTGCCGCACCTGTTGTTGTCGTTCCTGCCGTTGCAGTAGCCGCAGTGCCTGTTGCTCCCGCAGTTCCTGTATCACCACGAGGGATTACAAAATTAAATACTGCCGCACTAGTTGTTCCAACATTGGTAACTGAGGCAGAAGTTCCCGCAGCGCCTGTAGTTGTAGTTCCCGCATTAACTGTGGCCGCAGCACCAGGCGCACCAGGTTTTACCCATGATGCAGGAGTCGTCCAAGTTAATGTTGCTGAAGAGCGTGAATTAACAATGGAAATTGATGCCCAAACAGTATTAGTTGGATTTGCTGGAGGTGTGGTTGACCAACCAGAAGGCGCAGTTCCTACATTCGTTGTGAAATTCCAAGAACCACCTGTTGGGGTAGCTGGCGCAGTTGCCGATTCTTGAAAAATAAACCACTCAAAATACGTTCCACCAAAATTAACAGTGTTGCCGTATAAACCAACTGATTCGGAACTTCCGTAAATGCCTGTCATGTTTTTTCCTTACTTGAACGAATAGCGGTAGTTACGAGGTTGGAATTCGGATGTTAGATGCTGATCACCACCAAGCCACTTGCCTTTAAAGTTCTGATCTTCAATCAAACCATATGCATCTTCGTATCTAGCACTCCATTTTTGAGCTTCATCTGTGTTTTTGTTCTTATCGTAATATGCCCATAATGTGCCATACATATACCCTTCAGGGAAAGAGGCAAGAGTGGCATTATTTTGAACAAGTGGCTCTAAATCATCACCTGTTGGTCCAAACAAAAATGGGAATGTACGTTGGTAATACGCTTTTATCTGTACGTTTTCACCAGGATTGGGAGTAAACACATAACGCTGGCCAACTTCAGAAAATGAAGCTCGAATCACACGAGGCACACCAAATGGACGAACATAAAGTTGGTCAATCATGCGTCTGCGAATAATTTCTCGGTCGCCAACTCGGTCATAAATAATCCAAGGACCCATAGAAGCAGCCGGAGTGCCTGGCGGGACAGAGCTATTAGGTGTTTCTTGGAAAAACAAGATTGGTTTGTTCATATCAGCAGGAATATCTGCCATACCTTGTGAATCAGTCAGCAAAGTTGCAGGTGTTCCACCATAAGGGTCTGAACGCAAGGCAGGTAGCTCAATCGTCCTCATTTTCAGTTCGCATAACTGAATGCAAGACATAATTTCTGATGTAGATTGCGTTGGAAGCTTAAGGATAGCTACAGGGTATGTGCTATTTGCCCAAATATCTTCAATATCACTTACTGTAATGGTGGAAGCATCAACCGCCAAAACTGTGGTGTAAGACTTTAAAACGCTTGTACCAATAAAATCACCAACCATCACAATGCCAACCGCAGAGGCAGATGTGGTAATAACATTGGTTGTTGTATTAAATGCAGTGGCATTAATACCTGTTGTGGTTGGAATGGCTCCTACCCATTGTGCTACTCGGCTAACTAGAGCGTTACCGGATTGGATGAAAAGAGCCATAAGACATCCTTATTTGGTCGGGACTATTGGATTATAAGGCAGTGGAATTTTTCCGCTAGGGTGGCAAACAAAATCACTGT